CGAGATAGGAGTCCGTCTCGTGGGCTCGGAGATGTGTATAAGAGACAGATGTAACTCCCCAATTAAACATCAACTCTCCACATAGCGGAGATTATTTATATGTGTGTGATAACATGGTTTACAGAGAATGCGAACTTGATTTTTCAGCTATTGACTGGGAACAGAGGCGATATGAACTAGCGAAAGCTGCCATGCAAGGATTTTGCAGCAATTCACATGAACAGGTAATGAATGCTAGTTTAAATATGACAGTAGAATGGAGCCTTGGTTTCGCTGATGCGCTAATAAAGAAATTGAAAGGAGAATAAAATTATGACCGAAGAACTTGTAACATTAGAAACAGCGAAGCTGCTAAGAGAGAAAGGGTTTAATGAGTATTGCAAAGATATTATTAAAGAGGACAATAATCGGATAATGCAATCTGTGTTCCGAACAAATAAGAATTTGCCAAAATTGTGTTATAGTCGTCCCACTCAGTCCGTTGCACAAAAGTGGCTTCGTGAAATAAGAGGTGTGTATGTATATGTAGAACCTGTTATTGGAAAAAGATGGACGCTTTCTTTTTGTGATTTCAATGTTCCAACAGAAGAAAGCGACTGGATGGAGAACGAAATAAACAAAGGGAATGGATATAAAGTATATGTCACCTACGAAGACGCACTTGAAGCTGGTTTACAGGAAGCATTAAAACTTATATGATTATGAAAACAATTATACTTACAATTATATGTATTATCGCCCTATTGTGGGTTGGAGATCTAACAATTACATTTAAGCCGTTTTCCATATCCCTTCCCGGTTGGCATAAGGCTGTAGGTATCCTTCTATTTTTTCTGTCAATGACGGTATATAATATAGGGGAATATACTAGAGGCTATAAACAAGGTTTCGATGATGGGATAAAGGAATGTCTTGACATAATTAAAAAAAATGGAAACAATAGAACGAATAGCGACAATTGATTTTTGTTACTTGCGGTTGAAAATTCTCTGTGAACAACTTTCTAAACCCAAATCAAACATAGAGATAATGGTTGACAACGCTTGCGGTTATAATGAAACCGAAGAGATAAGAAAGGAATGTATAATACTTTTAGAGCAGATTATCGAAAGCAAGAAGGCTATCAGTGCTGATTACTTAGGGGATAGCAAGTTTTTAGATAAATTAAAAAAGGGAAATGGTTGAGCTATACAAAGTAACCATTTCCGATGCATCATCTGTATTATGTTTGCTGTTTTACTCTAAAAGTTAAATCTTTGGTTATGAGTATTTTACGACTAAAATAATTGTGTAAATATTTGGCTAATTCATTGATAATGAGTATCTTTACAATACTTAAAAGAAACCAATATTACTAACAATTAAAAGACAAGAGCAATGAAAGCAACAATCGAATTAACAAAGAAGACAGCTTTAGAAGAAATTATTAATAGCAATGATATTGATACAATAAAGTCTTTGATAGAACGCAAAGAGATGTCGTTAAAAGAAGCAGAAGAAAATGCGGCATTCTACGAAAGTATCTGTAATGAAGACTTTGCAAGTAATGAAAGGCAGAGAGCCAATAGACTTATTCGAGATATAGAAATATTAAAGTTAGCAATTTAATACATAAGAGCAATGAACACATATTACAAGTTTGCGCCAAACGTGTTTTTGGCAAAGTGCGAAGAAAAGTACGAAAGAGGTGAAGAAATTCTAGTTACCACCAAGTATGGCAAAGAAAACGAAAGCATAGTTTTCAATCTGATTTTCGAGAAAGACGGTTTTTACTATTACTCTATAGTAAGGGCTGACGGTTTTAATGTTCAGGAATGGGCGAAACAAAGGGCAGAACGCAGACATGAATGGGCCGCATCGTCTGAACGTAAAAGCAAGCAATACTTTGATAAATCGAATAAGGATAGAGATTTCCTTTCACTTGGAGAACCTATCAAGGTCGGACATCATAGCGAAAGAAGGCATAGAAAAGCAATAGATGATGCTTGGAACAACATGGGTAAAAGCGTTGAGTTCATTGATAAGGCAAATGAACATGAAAGAGTGGCCAAATATTGGGAAGAAAGAGCCAATACGATTAATCTCTCAATGCCGGAAAGCATTGACTTCTACAAACACAAGTTGGAACAAGCGAAAGAATACCATGAAGGTGTAAAGTCTGGCAAATATCCGCGTGAACATGCTTATACTCTTACTTATGCCAAGAAAGCAGTTAATGAGGCACAAAAGAATTATGAGCTTGCTAAAAAGTTGTGGGGAAATGGAAACGAAAACCAATAAAGCAATCTCATTACTCCGGTGCGGTGATTTTAAAGCCGCATTGGCTATTTTCTCCACGTTCCGCGTAGGTTTTACAAAAGAAGAACGTAGAACATTGAAAATTGCGTATGAATGTCTTTCCGGTAATGTCGGATTCTACCAGCAGATTGGTATTGACACCAATAGCGAGATAGAGAAAAGTAAATCCATCCTTTTATCAAAATATATGTTGAAATCAGCGCCATAAGAATATGAATCTAACACAGAAAGAAGCGTTAAGGCAATTACAATCATATTGCAGGGCAAATGGTTTCTCCCTCAATCCATCGAGTTTGCCGAAACATACATACGCTATAATATTGGCGGATGGCGACAACGGAGAAATACGACACGTTACCCGAACAAGCGTATAAGCGGCTATTACACCCCAAAAGAGTTGTTAATATGGCTTGATGGCTACCACACAGGATTACAAGGGAAATAAGTATTAACCGCAAGCAATTGCACAAAACGGAAAGTATGAATATTATTACAGATAGAACAAAAGCCCCTGCAAAGCTACGCTATAGGGTGAGCAATAACAGCGGAACGATAAACGAAGAATTCGGAAAGGACCAACAAGCCGCTTATGATTTTGCAAACGGAATGAATGAAACGGCAACAATACGCGGGTATTTCGTTTTCAAAAAGCGCGGAGAATGGCAAACTAATACGGTATTTATAGATCACGTGTTTAAATAACCAACTATCCAGGCGTGGAGGCAACAAGCGGAGCGGCACCACCGTTGAAAAATTTGGTAACACATTGAAATATAGAAAGTTAAACAAAGTTTAAGCTTGCGATATTTAAGATATAAAACACTGATATTCAATATATTATTTGTATCTTTACAATATCAAAATAACACCTATTAATAACAAGTAAAAGTCAAGAGCAATGAAAACAGAAGAACTTATCAGATACTACAAAGCAAACATTGAAGCTATTGAAAAAGGATTGAACAACGACTCTCTTTCAGCAGATAAAAAATTCAGATTGGGATATACACAACAGGCGTTGGACGGATATAAGTCTGCTTTACAAGAACTTCTTGGAAATAATAACGACTAATAATAGAAGAGAGCAAATGAGCAAAGTAACAGAACTAACAAAAGAGCTTCAAAGAGTGATGTATTCCACTACATATTCATTTGAGATTGATACCGAAGATTATGTTTTCGGATTCAAAAAAACAATCAAGACACGTACTAAAAGTTTAGCTATGGCAATCAATCTAAAATCAAAGATAACCAATGATTGTGGGAGGTTTCTATCTGATACAGTTCGTGTTGTAGCGGTTCGGTTTTATAAGAACGGACAACTAACCAAAGAATTAAAAGCCGAAGAAATAACAGCAACGTATAACGGATAAAATATAGAGCAATGAAAACATTGAAAAAATTAACAAGCAAAGAAAGCTTTGCTATCCTGAGAGAAATCGAAAGCAGAAAATGTCCGGATGGGGTTAAGTATTCCGAATGGAGAGAAGAAAGAGATAGACAACAGACAAAAGCTATCAGAAACTTAATTCCTGAAATCGGGTTAGGGTGTACTGTATGTTACTATTCTGATAGGAGAGCAGCTACTGTTACCAAAATTATTTCTCCATGCAAGATTGAGGTTACATTTAATCAAACGAAATGTATCGACTACTATGCTGGTGATTATAAGATTTTATCAGAACTTGAAGGTGTACCAAAGGTATTCACTAAAAGAAGAAATGGCTGTTGGGTGGCAGATGGGCAAGCGTACAAGGATGGTGTTTTGCTTATGCTTCATTATCAAAGTCATTATATTGATCCACATTTTTAGCATTAAAAGCAATGAAAGCAAATAAAATCGTATTTTTATACCAACCTTGTATGGTAATTGTATGTGAATCAATAGGGAGCCATAATTCCATAGACCCAGAGACAAATGATTTGAGGGAATATGCTAGAATAGTGAGATTTTCGTATGAAACAAAATTTTTTCCTGAGTTTGATTTTATTCCTTCTGGTTCAATAGAATGGAGTCAGCACGCAGATATGCTTAGTAAAGAACATAGGGACAGTATAAAAAGATGTTCCCAGCAATTGCGAGATGAAGACAAAAAGCGGATTGATTATTTTACCAAACTAAAAGAAGCAAGTATAAAATCACATAACCAACATAATAATAAGCAATGAAAACAACTGTAAAAGTGTATTTAAAAGACGAACAAGGCAATAAAGACTGGTTTGTTACTCCTATTAACCTATCAGAGCAAGAAGCTCACAAGTACTATCTCGGTAACATCTTCAATATGGGGTGCGAAACAGATCACATGATGAAATGTTACAAGGTTGAGACAATAAAATCATCAAATTAAATAAATTTATGACTAAAAGTGACGTTTTTTACGTCATATTTTATATCTTTACACCATAAAAATAAAAAAAAGAGCAATGAAAATTTACACAAGTTATTTCGGAAATTACAGAAAGTTGGCAGCCGCAAACGTAAAAATGATATGTGTTGCGTTAGGGAAGCCAAGATATTATAATGCTCCTCAAATAATAGAGGTTGCACCAAGAAGATATATGCTGGATGATAAATGGACTTATGAAGAATACACGAATATGTATTTGAATGATGTCCTTGCAAAAGTCAATTCACAAGAGTTGATACAAACCATCCAGCGACTCAGTGAAGGCAAAGATGTTGCTCTCTGCTGTTACGAAAAGCCGGGTGATTTCTGCCATCGGCATATTTTGGCTAAGTGGCTTACTGAAAAGACAGGTATTGAAATCAAAGAGTTTGGAGTTGTTGAGAAGAAAGAACCTAAGTATGAACAAGCAAGTTTGTTTTGAGTATGAGAAGAAATATTAAGTTTAGAGGTAAACACGTTGAAAGCGGAAAATGGATTATCGGTTGGTTATTTCAAGACGATGACGACCACTTTCCAATGATTCATCAAGGAGGTACACTTGACGATTGGGAGCAAGTGAAGGAAGACTCTGTTGGTCAGTTCACAGGCTTGCTTGACAAGAATGGGGAAGAAATATATGAGGGTGACATTGTTGAACGAATAGTTACAGATGGATATGACTATGGGTTTATAGGTGAAGTGAGTTTTGATAACGGAGTTTTTGGTATAAAACATAAAACTTATAAAGGTTACATTGTGTCAGATTTTGTATATTCCTCAGATTGGAATGATGGGCATGAACATGGAGCCGTTTTATATGAATATGAAATAAAAGGAAATATATACGATAACCCAGAATTATTAGCCAACCATCAATAGCGTTTGATGGAATGCTGCCAGATTTGCCAAGCAAGCGGTGGTTTGACAGCATAGGCAAAAGGGAATTTAGCAAAGATGGTCTATGCGTCGGACTGAAAATCCGAAGAACAAGGTTCGAATCCTTGAGTTCCCACAGCCTTGTATCAATGAACGCACCATTTTCTAAAATTTGAGGTTGTTATGGGAGCAACCGATATATAGAAGAAAATAGTAGATTGAGAGAGTATGGTAAAACCCATATAAGTCCAAAGGGTATCAATCAAGGTGGATCTTCACAAAATCATGTGAATGTTGACTGTGGCTACATGGCGGTTCATAATGTTGGCAGCTCGGAAAGACGAGCGTTTGCGGAAATAGCTCATCGGTAGAGCGTTGGTATTCCAGCCAAAGAGTGGGGTTCGACTCCCTGTTTCCGCTCAACCCTTATAGTAGCGATAAGCAAAAGCAAAAACATTAAAGCTTGTGTAGTTTACGGGGTGATGGAAATTGCCATCTGACACGACTAAAAGAAGCCGAAGGACTGCATAAGTGTTCTTGCAAGTAGCTTGCAGATGATTGATTTTTTGTGTTAAGCCTGCTGGGAATATGCCCGGCAGGCATTTAACGCAAAATGTATATGAAGTTATATACAACTTAAATATATGAGCAATAAAGGACTAATAAGAGCATGTGAAAACTCCGGATGCGGTTGGAAGTGTTGTTCGTTCGGATCAGACGGACATATTGTAATTTTGCCCCATGAACTTGACGGGCATGAAAAAGAAATCTCCCATTTACAGATTATAGATGATGATTACTTTGGCGGTAAAAAGGTAAAATGTATCGCTAAAGACTGCAAATCATGTGATAATGGTTACAAGCCTATTATGTGTAAAACTTATCCTTTGTGGGTAAAATCGGTGAAAAAAAGTTTTGTGTTTCGTAGTGGTAAGTGTCCGTTGAAAAGCGAACAACTTGCTAAGCATAAGGAATTTGTATTAGATGTTTTCGACAGTTGCAGAAAAGCATTGTTGCCTAAAGTTGATATCGATACATTTCTCTCTAAAGCATGGATTGACCGTTACGAACCATTGTTCCCAACTGAAAAAGGAAACATTGAGTACAAAATGCAAGTAAAAGTTTTGTCCATGTCTGATATGTCCGATATTGAAAAGATGGAGCGGACTCTTCTTGCCAATCCGGATATGTGTTTTCCCTCTGAGACGGAAGATATAGTGAAGTGCTTGCAATCCGGTTGCAGTTTCGGGTTGTTGGTAAATGACAAGCTGGTTGCCTACTCACTTGCCTATTGCACTGAATACGGTACAGCCTACGTGGATAAATGCTTTGTTCATGCTGATTATAGGGGGAACGGATTTCAGTATATCCTTCTCAATGCCAATATTGCCAAACTGATTTCCAATGGCTCGCAAGAGATATTTGCTATGACATCGCCTAAGAATGAGGCAAGCATGAAGAGTTTCATCAATGCAGGGTTCTCATTCAAAAGAGATACCAAATACAAAGAAATTGAACGTTTAATCTTAAAGTGGGAACTATGAAAGTTATAGTCTATACCAAGAATATAATAGAAAACATTGAAAAGGCTCAATCATTTGTTAATGTCCCTATTTCGTTAATGTTCAAGGATTTTTATGAAGATATTTATGAGCATATATCGGATAAGATAAGAAATAAGATTTTTGGACTCCATTTAAAAGACAGTATATGCTATTCTATCGGAAAGGCAGTAAAGGGGAATAGCGGTGCTGTGGTTACATCATTTGCGGATGTTTGGAAATATCTTACTATCAATGGAAATGCGTGCCAAGGAATACATAATTTTTATATTCCGATTAATGCATGTGATAATAGAGAAGGCTTAAGCATTTATGAAGCAAGTAAGTTGGTCAATGAAATAAGGACACTTTCAAGCTCCCATATATATGGTTTGATTACTTCCGGTTGTCTGAATGAAAATCACCCTTCGGAAAAAGAACTGTTCCGTATCTGGAACGGCCTGCGTAATGATATTGAGTCTATCAGTTTGGGAGGTAGTTTTTGGCTTGGGCAAAATAGTAAACTGCCTAGTTTCATAAGTGATGTTCGTATTGGTGAATATATGTTGTTTGGTACAATCCCATATTGTGTTGACAAAGAAAAGCAAGGTCTTAATGGAATTGAGTTACAAGCAAAGGTTATAGGCATTTATCCGGAGCGTAACCAACTCATTATTGATTGCGGTTATTCAATGGCAGATATGTACAAATGCCGGATTTACTATCACACCGATTTGAAATATGAGTACAGTTCCAGTGAATATTCAATAATGCAATGTGAGCATGTTTCGGATTATCGCATTGGTGATGTGATTTATATTGTTCCTGATTATAAATCCTTGGTTAAATTGAAATATGCAGAACATGAATATAGATAAACCTTGGATTGACTATATTGCCAAACGTACGTTTGGCATGGAGTTGGAGTTTGCCGATGGTGACAAACAGCTTATCCCACTTTCATCCGGTTACAAGTGGACGGACAACAAACTAACCATGATGAACAACTCGGACGGTTCGGCAGTTACGCATCACGGTCAGTTTGGCGGTGAGATAAACACTCGACCGTACCATTATTGTGCAGAAGATCTGCAAGAACTGAAGGACTTCATTCAGACCATGAAAGATGCAGGAAGCTATCTTATGTGGAATGAAGGTTTTGATGCACATCTGTATATCAAGGATATGGATTTGGATGTTATCAAACGCATGTTTGTTCTATCCTACTATACTGCATATCCTATCAAGCGGATATTTGACATCGCCGAGTGGTGGGAAACGAAATACCTCGTGCCTAGTCCACCTTGGGATGTGGTAAAGCGTGTACTGGAAGCCGATAATATCGATAACTTGCTGAAGATCTTTAGCAATGGTTCAGACAGAGGGCATATCCGGTATTGGCTTAATTTATGTTCTATTGGAAAGATAGGAACTGCAGAATTTAGGATCTTCAATAGCTCCTGGGATTTCGATAAAATACTGGAAACAATCAAATTCATGTATTCGTTTGTGGAGTACGCCTACCTGCATGAAGATATGGAAGAGTATAAGCAACTCACCACAATTGATAAGTGCCTTGAAGTGTTCAATATAGACTATTCTAAGGTTCCCCAAAGACATAAACCGTTACTTTGGGCAGCAGAACACTCGGATAATGTTACAGTGGTAGGCTCCATGTTTAAGAAATCCAACCGTATGCTTTCCTTTATCAAGAAAGAGGCCTCCAAATTCGATGTAGCCCATGTGGTAAACTCGTATTATATGGATATAGAGCAGGTACTTACCAACCGTGAAATTAAGGTGTATACAAAGGAGTATTTTATCTACATGATGTATAAAGCAATCAAAGGTGAAATACAAGAATTACGCTTTAATGAAGAATATAAGTTTCTAAGTATCAAATCCGAAAATCCTGCTGAAATTATTGCCACTATTCACCTTTTTAATGCCATCAAGAAGCATAAGAACTCACAGGATATTTATCACAAATCGCTTTATGACGATTTTATGGCAAAGTTGGAGCATTACCATAAGAAGTATACGGAACGTTATCAAAATATAGTAGATAACCTTAAAAGTAAGTCTATTGAAGTGCTTTATTGTGCTGATATATCGGATGCGATTCTTAATTGTAAAGAGGATGATATACTAATCTATCAAAATGAATTTCATTCCGGCATGAAAGCTACAAGTAACGCATTGCAACGTTTCTTGATGGATGACCTCGGATGGCAAGAACGAATTAAAACGAAATATGCAGAAATAGATGAAGAACAAGTTAATTACATGGCTCTCTCGCAGCATGGATTTATGGGCAGAAGAGAGGTATTCAAAGACCAACGCACATATATTTGGTCTAATGTGGTAGAAAGTGGAGACAGCAGTTTTAAAAGGCGTACTATCATTCCTTTAAAATATAAACGACTGCCGGATGATTATATGCTTACGGATAAAAGCAAACTCCGGTTTGTACGTGCTTCTATGGCAGAGATTGATTATCTGCGTATGATTTACTTGAAAAAGGGTATTATCCTCGGTTCTGCGCCATTCTGTTACTTATGGTTCTTGGATGATTATGTGTTCGGGGCTTGTATGTTTGATTTCCTGAAGGTAAGCAAGTACGGCATGGATGCAGTTTTGATGAAGTCGGATTTCGTGATAGACCATCCATTGCCCAAATTGAGTAGATTGCTAATTATGGGTGTACTTTCGTCAGAGTTCAAAGATGAATTGGACATAAGATATAAACATGAATGTGGAGTGATTGCCACTTCTGTATTTACCGATAAACCGGTAAGTATGAAGTATCGGGGAGTGTTTAAACTGCATGAACGCTGTGTTGGTAAACTCCATTACATACAAGATGCAGGTATTCGTGGAAACTTAGATGATATTTTAAAAGATTTTGTGAAAAAATACGGTGATGAGCCGAGAAAGGAATAATATGGGAAAATTCAAGATAGCGGAAGTGCAGTTATCTGACATTAAGCTGGTCAAGAAAAATGCGCATTTCATGCAGCAGGACACGTTTAATGCCTTAGTGAATAACATTCGTAGGGACGGTCAATTATCGTCTGTACCATTTTGCGTAAAGCATTCAGATGGTTCTTATACGGTAGTGAGTGGTAATCACCGAACACAAGCGGCAAAAATGGCCGGGCTTACTTCCATCCATGTTATGTACATAGATGAAGAGGAGACTACAAACGATTGGTTGCTGGCAACACAATTGTCACATAACAGTATAGTTGGGCAGGACGATGCGGAGATTTTGAAGCAATTGCTTGATGAAATAACAGATGTCGCACTGAAAGAGTATGCGCATATCAGCAATGAAGTTCTGGAAAGCGTAAAGGATATCAACTATACGGTTGAAATGCCGAATAACGAAATCGTTCCTGTAACTCTTATGTTTGTTGATACACAGAAGGTTTCGTTTGATAAACTCATGGAAACGTTGGAATGTTATTCAGAAAAAGAGATTGGTAATCTAACTTTGGTGGATATGGACACAATGCGCCGGTTGAATGAGGTGTCGACTAAAGTTCAAGCCAAATATAAAATCAAGGCGCAGGCACTAAGTATTTGTAAGATGTTGGAAATCGTAAACAATGTATTGGAGGGAAATAAAGATGGCACAGAAGTACAGGCTTAATACAAGGCAAAAGAAAGCGAAATTCCTAAAAGCTTTGGACGCAAGGATGCTGAATGTTACCGCAGCTTGTGAGGCTGTGGAAATATCACGCTCAATTGCTTATAAATGGAAAGCGAATGATCCAGATTTTGCCGAAAAATGGAAAGAAGTAGAAGAAAGTTTCTATGATAAGCTAGAAACGACAATGTTTGCTAAAGCTTTGACGGAACACGATAATACTATGCTTATTTGGTTAAGTAAGACTAAAATGAAGCATCGCGGTTACGTTGAAAAAGTAGAGCAAGATTTGAGTATTAATCCATTTGAGAAATTAATGCAAGAATTGCCAGACGATGAGGAATGAGCAAAGATGAAAAGTCTATACGATACATGAAAGCATGGCGAGAGGATTGGTGCAAGTTCGCTCATGATGTTCTTCATTCAAGACTAGACAAAGAGCAACAAGCTATTCTTCAATCCGTTCAGCATAATCCAATGACTGCTGTAGCATCGGGCACAGCTCGTGGGAAAGATTACATTGCAGCTTGTGCATCTATGTGCTTCATGTATCTTACTCCACGTTGGAAAGAAGGTAAGTTAGTTAAGAATACCAAGATTGCCATGACAGCTCCTACAGCTCGTCAGGTTCAAAATATAATGATACCTGAAATATCCCGTTTATTTAGAAATGCAGGGTTCTTGCCCGGACGTCTACTATCTTCCGGCATTAAAACAGATTACGAAGAGTGGTTTCTAACGGGGTTCAAAGCTGGTGATGACAACACAGAAGCATGGTCTGGTTTCCATGCTGTAAATACCATGTTTGTTGTTACTGAAGCTTCCGGTATATCAGAAGCGACATACAACGCTATTGAAGGTAACTTACAGGGTAATTCCCGCTTTCTCATAGTGTTCAATCCTAATGTTACTACCGGTTACGCAGCTCGTGCCATGAAGTCTGACCGTTTTGCAAAATTCAGACTTAGCTCTCTAAATGCAGAAAATGTAGTAAAGAAGCAAATTGTAATACCCGGTCAAGTGGATTATGAATGGGTAAAAGACAAGGTAATAAATTGGTGTTCTCCCATTCAAAAAACAGATTTCAATGAGGGAGAAGGCGATTTCAATTGGGAAGGTAAACTATACAGACCTAACGATTTGTTTCGCGTCAAGGTACTTGGTATGTTTCCTAAAGTGTCGGAAGATGTTCTCATCCCTTATGAATGGATAGAAATAGCAAACAGGAATTGGCAGGAGTTACAGGAAAATGGTTTTATCCCAGCCAAATCTTGTAAGTTAGGTGTTGACGTTGCCGGTATGGGACGCGATAACAGTGTGCTTTGTCCGCGATACGGTAACTACGTTTCTCAATTTGAAGTTCATCAATCTGCCGGGCGTGCGGATCACATGCATGTGGTAGGTATGATGATTCCCTATCTAAAGAAGAAAGGAGCAAAAGCATTTATTGATACTATTGGAGAGGGAGCAGGTGTCTATTCTCGTTTGTTAGAAGAAAAATTTACAAACGCTTTTTCATGCAAATATTCGGAAGGGGCAGATGGCTTACACGATATTACTGGCGAATATGAATTTGCAAATATGAGAGCATACCTATATTGGGCTTTACGTGACTGGCTTAATCCTAAAAATGGTTTTGGTGCCGCTCTCCCACCCTGCGATCAGTTAATGGAGGAGGCTACCGAAACCAAGTGGAAGTTCCTTAGTAATGGAAAGATTATCATTGAGCCTAAAGAAGATATCAAAAAACGTATTAAACGTTCTCCTGACTATATGGATGCATTAGCGAATACGTTTTATCCTAGAGATTATAGCTTTATTAGTGATGAAGAGTTGCTTAAAGACTTTTTGTAGTTGTGTTTTTTTAGTACCTTTGTAACCGAAAACACTCCTTGTTTGTGTTTTCATTGCTCTTATGTGCGCTGGCTTGTGAAAGTCGGCGCATTTCTATTGTACGGTGAGCTGTTTTCTTATTGTGCACCTACCTTAGAGGCGTGCAGAGAAAGACGGAACAAATGGCTGCAAAGTCATTGATACAAGTTATGGTAAGTGATTTGGAAGAGAGAGTATCGCATACCCTCTCTTTGTTTCTGGTATTATTTTCCAACAAGTAATAGTAACAGCCAAAAAATACCTAATACTATGGCAATAAATTCGTATGGATCTTCTCTTAAATAATTAAGAAAAAATTTAATTTCTTGTATTATTTTTGCATACATATTATTTTACAAAGCTATTTCGTGTTCAAGTTCTTTAGATATGGCTTTATTGATAAACTCATTAATTGTTGTTCCAGTGCTGGAAGCAAAAGCGGCTACACGGGAATGTAAGTCTGGTGACATACGTAGATTTAACTTCCCACTATAAGGCTTTTCAGGCTGTATATTTCTTTCTTTACAGTTTTCAAGATAAAAGTCTATAGATTCCTCAAAGTCTTTACGGACCTCATCTACAGACTTTCCTTCATAAAGGATTGACGCTTTTCTCATCCCTTGCACTTTGCCAAACAGACAATTGTCTTCCGGACTGTATTCTACAGAACCGGAATATCCTTTGTATTTTAAAAGTCCCATACTACTTTGTTTTAGATTGTTTATATTTCTCAATCAAATTGTTTTTCTTTATATGCTCAATTATTCCTTTTATCACGTATGATTTCAAAATGCTTCCGGGATGTGGCTTATGTAAAATGAAAGGAGCTTCTTCGTCTGGTCCTATAAACTCAACACGGGAACCTGATGTAGCACCTTTGTTGCTTTCCTTGTATCCAAAAATCCCGAATAAGCGTTTTGCTTCATCATAGGTAAAATCCTTTGGGCATGACAAAATACGTTCTATTAGTTTTTCCTTTGTACCCATAATCGTTTGTTTATGCAAAGGTACTAAAAATAGTACCAAATACAAACAGATAATATAAAATATTGTATTTAAGGTAAGTTTTTCTGTTGAATGTGACATTTTTACAGCCACTTTTATTATATTTGCATCATAGCATTTGATGCTAACGTGCTCCTTCACGTTACCGGGTAGTACGTATTGTGCTATCCGGTTCCTTTTTGGAGCAGTATCATGTGTAACTAATCACCGTATGAAGGAGTACGGAACTACATTATGAACACAATTAAAATTTTTGAGAATGAGCAATTCGGAAAGGTAAGAATTGCGATGGGTGAAAATAACGAACCTTTCTTTTGCTTGGCAGATGTATGCCAGATTTTGGATTTGATTCCCAGTAAGGTAGCGCAAAGATTAGATAAGGATGTACTTTCAAAGTATCCCCTTGAAACAGCCGGTGGAATCCAACAGGCAAATTTTGTTGATGAGGATGGTTTGTATGATACAATATTGGATAGTCGTAAGCCTGAAGCTAAAAAGTTCCGCAAATGGGTAACAAGCGAAGTGTTGCCATGTATCCGTAAGACAGGTGGCTACATCGCTACCAAAATGGACGACACTCCAGAAGAAATCATGGCACGTGCGCTTATTGTGGCACAAGAAACACTGAAACGAAAAGAACAGCGTCTTATAGAGGCTGAGCAGAAGATCCAAAAAGATGCTCCTAAAGTCCTTTTTGCCGATGCTGTATGTACCTCTCAACGTTCGTGCCTTATTGCTGAATTGGCAAAAATTCTCCAACAGAACGGAGTGAATATCGGTCAGAACCGTTTGTTCGGTTGGATGCGAGAGAACGGTTATCTTTGCCAAAAAGGTGATTATTATAATCAGCCAACGCAGAAATCTATGAAATTGGGACTTTTTGAGTTGAAGAAAACATCAATTACCAAGCCGGATGGTTCGGTATTGGTAACAACCACTACCAAAGTAACCGGCAAAGGACAAATATATTTCGTGAATAAATTCCTATCTAAATAATCAATATAAAAAAAGGTGTCAAGTGACACTTTACTATATTTATGGACGAAATAACAGCTATATTAGACATTACGCGCCCGGTTGATAATATCATCAACGACTTAAAAGGAAAGTCAGTCTATGTCCCCTCATGGGATAATCTTATTAAAGACTATGAACCAACATTGCATTCGATAGTAAATGATAACATTGGTCGAAAAGATAAGGTAAAATCTGATGGTACGGTAGAAAAAGCTTCCCGTATTTATATCGGTCTTGAAAAACTCCTTACAAAACGGATGACAGAGTTTATGTTTTCCATTCCAGTAAAACGTGTCTATCATAATATTGAGAACAATGAAACTCGCCAACAAATAGCGAAAGCAATTGAGAATATATACAAGTATGCTCGTATAGACAGTGAGAATATTAAACGTGGCAACGCCTATTTTGCGTCATGCGAGGTATTTACCATTTGGTATACGGTTGAAAATCCCAATTCTCTATATGGTTTTCAAAGTAAATTTAAGCTGAAATGCAAGACCTATTCCCCGATGGAGGGCGTCGGGCTGTATCCGTTGTTTGACGAGTTGGGAGATATGGTTGCTATGTCTTTTGAATACAAGAAGAAAGTCAAGGACGAAGAAATTGCTTTTTTTGAAACATATACTTCTAAGATCCATTACAAGTGGAAGCAGCAAGGATCTGGGTGGGAACAAATCAAAGCGGAACCAATAGCTATATTGAAGATCCCCGGTGTTTATGTTCATCGCCCAGTTCCTATTTATCATGGTTTGTCTTATTTGCGTAATGAGATAGAATATACCCTTTCTCGTAATAGTGATGTTATCGCCTACAACAGTGCTCCTATCCTTAAAATTGCAGGGGCTACACAAGGAAAAGAAGATAAGGGGGAAAGCCGTAGGATATTCCGTGTTGAAAATGGAGGTGATGTGTCTTATGTTTCATGGTCTCAGGCTATCGAAGCACTAAAGTACCATGTAAGTACCCTGATTAGTCTATTCTGGTCACAATCACAAATTCCGGATATATCATTCGAGAACATGAAAGCATTAGGAAATATCGGGTTTGATGCTAGACAGACCTTGCTGACTGATGCCCATCTGAAAGTAGGTGATGAAAGTGGTGATTGGATAGAATCGTTTGAGCGTGAATGCAGTGTAATCAAGGCTTTCTTGAAAAGCATGAATACTTCATGGGTTAAAGAGATTGACAATGTAGAAGTTGAGCATGTCATTACTCCGTTTATCCAAATGGACGAGGATGCAATGACTGATAGACTTATAAAACAGAATGGTGGCAAGCCAATCAAGAGCCAGTTGCAAACTATTAGAGAAGCTGGTTCTAATAATGCGGAGGCAACTTTGGATCAGATACATAAAGAAGATGCGATGGATTTACAAGCAAAACAATCAAGAATGAACGGTTTATTTGAAAGTGCGGAATAACATGAAAGTACCAATAGATAATATGACCTTTGCCGAAAGTGAATACCTTAGAGGAAATAAAGTATGGAAAGCCCAGACACTTTATAATTTCGCGAAAGCAAAGGAATACCCTGTACGTGATATGCCATTGTGGAATATAGACCTACTGTTGAACCGTTTGAGTGCAGCCAGCTTCATAGTTTTATCTTTCAATGCAAACGTGTTCGTGATTGTTCTTTAGACTACCCTATTATACTGGATGAAGTAGGACAAATAGCAGATGGATACCATAGATTATGCAAAGCTATTTTAGAAGGTAGAAAAACGATTAAGGCTATCAGGCTGCTGGAAATGCCGGCACCTGATAGAATTGAGGAGGGATAAATATGAAAAGACATTCAAAGATAATTACGGTAGAATATGTAGTATAAGATTGTCCTATCTGTGGCAAAATTATAGTGAAGCATTATTTATATCCGATGGTTGATAAAAGAAAGAACAAATTTGTATATGGCAAAAAAAGTAATAACACAATCTAAGTATCATTGTAGGGATTGCGTGCATAGCTATGACCGGCACGAGAAGAACTTGAAAGGTGAGTTCTTCATGTGTCGTTGTCCGTTTTTCACTTCCAGCCGCTTTCTTAACCGTGACGTATGTGACAAGTTCAATAAGAAATGAGTCAATCTTAAAAACAGAAAAATATTTTTTGTTTTATCCCCGTGATTTTTCTGCCTACTCTAATAAATAGATTAAAAACAAACCAATATGTCAAAACCTAAGATTCCGAATCAAAAGAAAAAATATCAAGAGCTTAACACAAGGCTGAATAAATATGTAGCTTTAGTGGAGCATATATATGATGTTCTGAATTTGGAAGCTGCTAAAGCTGTATTACGCACTGATTATTCATCTGATAGTGAAAATCCTTTTAAATGGTCTGATTACCCACAGACTAAAAAACAGATAGAGGATATACAGGCTCAATTTGTTAATTATATTCATACGATTATCTATCGAGGTATTAGTGAAGAATGGAAAAATAGTAATGAAGTGCAAGACTTGATGGCAAATAAAGTTCTAAGGGCTTATAATGCCCAAGTTGATGGGGAAAAATACAAAGTCTTATATCAAGTAAACTCTGATGCTTTGAAAGCGTTCCAAAACCGCAAGGATAAAGGCTTTAATGTCTCTGCCAAACTTTGGCAACAATCCACCATTTATAAACAAGAACTTGAAGCAGCTATATCTTGCGCTATTCAGAAAGGAACAAGTGCTATTACTTTGAGTAAACAAATCTCTAAATATCTGCTTGATTTTCCATCACTGCAAAAAGATTATAAAGACAAGTATGGTAGTGCAGAACATTTAAAGGATTGCGAATACCATTCTATCCGACTGGCTCGATCTGAAATTAACATGGCTTACCGGACTGCTGAAAATGAGCGTTGGAAACAAATGGATTTCGTTGTGGGGTACGAAATAAAGCTAAGCTCTTCACATCATCACCGTATGCCACATGGGGATATATGCGATAGGTTAGCAGGTAAATATCCTAAAGATTTCGTTTGGACTGGCTGGCATCCGAATGATTTATGCTATAAAATACCTATCCTTAAAACAGAAGAAGAGTTTTGGGAATGGGATGGTAGAAGTGAATCTACGACTGAAAGTGTGAATGAAGTCAAGGATGTACCGAATGCATTTAAACAGTGGATTGGCACAAATTCCCAACGCATAGCAGATGCAAAGAGAAATGGAACTTTGCCATATTTTTTAAAGGATAACCCGTCATATCTTAAATAATAACTGCTTATATACAGATACATTCAGTTTCATAACACGGAGTACAAGATTATTTTCGTACTATGTGTCTTATTATAATAGTTTAACAATTAAAGTGAAGCAAAAAGAATCACTTTTCGTATATTTGCATAAAGCATGTGAAGTTACATGCAACCGAACTTGTCGTGAATACATTCATTGCTCTTAATGTATGATTAAGAAGGTTGACGGTCTGCTTGCATGTAATGTTTTGCAGGCCGTTTTTATTAATTAAAACATTGTACAATGGATAGAAAACAACAGGTTTTGTTGAAATTGAAACCGAAAGTGAAGGCGTTCGGGTTCAATAAAAAAGAGGTGATGGGTATCGCTGCTAGAATTGCCGATAACCTAACCTCCACAGATGATGCCTCCGATGAGGACGTAAACGCAGAAATTGAAGCAACTATTGATGCGGTTCTCCCCTACCTGCAAGTCAGCCAGTCTTTTGCAAATCGAGTAATCGAAGAAAACCGCAAAAAGAATGGCGATGACGAAACCGATGACGGCGATGATACATCATCGAACACTTCAAACAATCGTCAGACGGGTTCAAACAAAAATGATCCTCAGCAGAATAAAAGTAATGATGATGCTCCAGCATGGGCAAAGGGATTGCTTGACAAGGTTGATACACTTACCAATGAAATTTCGGTATTGAAGGGTGAAAAAGTCACTACATCAAGAAAATCCAAGCTCAACGAGTTGCTCAAAGATTCGGGTTCTTTCGGCAGTCGCATCCTGAAAAGTTTCGACCGCATGAAATTTGAAACCGAAGAGGAGTTTGACGAGTTTTATTCGGAAGTTGAGGAAGACCTGAAGAATTACAACCAAGAATGTGCAGATGCAGGTTTGTCTACATTGGCTAATCCGCCTGCCGCAAGTGGTAAAAGTTCGGGAAAACAAGATGAAGTGATTAGTGACGCTGAAATCAAAGCGTTGGCTGACACATTCTAAACATTAACAAAAAACTAAGTATTAAAAATGGGTGCAACAGCAAATTTAGCAAGTGAATTGCAGGTGATTACTTCTGGTCTTGATTCGGTTGTAATCAGACGATACGGTGCTGGTATCATTGGTGGTCGCACGCTTGATGTCAGTGGTTATCCATATGATGTAATTAAGGCTGGTCATGTTATTATCGCATCAGATGATGACGAAACACTATTCAAACCTATGCCGCTAAAAGCATCGAATTATGCTCAATATGATACATTGCCCGGTAGCCATCATTATGTAGGTGTATTGGTAAGAAGCGTTACAAAGGATGCTCCTTTAGCAGCAATCATGTACGATGGTGAAGTGAATGATAAAGCAAGTCCGTATTCAGTGGATGATATCAAAACTGCAATGAAGACGGAGTTGCCTGGATTAGTATTCATGCACGATTAAAAGAGGAGGTAAAAAATGGTACAATCACAATTTGTGGAGTACATCAGAAAAATCTTTCCGAGACTCCAGAATGTAGTAGATACAGTGAACGGCAAGCGGAACGGTGACAACAAACGCACCTATTTGCATAAATCTATGTTGAGAAAGGTTTATTCGGCAGACCAGAAATGGTCTAACGCTGCGGTAAACACTACTTATGTAGCAGCCGACATGGTGTCGATGAACTCGCCACTTCCGATTAAAAGCCGCGATGCCATTGCTCACGCCAATGGTTATCTGCCGAAAATCGGTATGAAAAAAATCATGTTTGAATCGGATATCAATACCGTTAACATAATGAAAGCGCAAGGTGCGGAATGGACGAACATCGCGAATAAGCTGACTTCCGACCCGATTGCTTGCTCTGTCGGTATTGACGAACAGAATGAAGCGAACTTCCTGACCGGATTGTCTAATGGCATTGTAGCTGTGGAGGATGAAAACAATACCGGTACGGCTTTGCGTATCAATTTCGGCTATCTGCCTGAAAACTGTTTTGGTGTTGAGACGCAGAATGAGCTTACGCTTGATGACATTAAGCGTGTATTGGCTTATGCTGACAATAACGGCGACACAATCATCACTATCTGCATTGCATTGTCAACCTACAACAAGTTGCGTCAGACGCAAGGGGCAAAAGAACTGGTAGCCAATTATCGCGGTCAGACTTTTGACAGTAATACAAAGCTCCCTGTTCCGACAGCATCTTTGTTTGACGAAGCATTTGCGGATGATAACAACGGGGTTGCTTTCCTGAAAATTGACCGTTCAATCATCTCAGAGAAGAACGGCAAAAGGAAACCGTACAAGCCGTGGAACCAGAACAAGTTGATTTTCCTTACCACAGAAGAAGTCGGTGCTTTGGTGTGGGGAACGCTTGCGGAAAAGACAAATCCGGTAGAGGGTGTTGTTTATTCAACCGTTGATGAGTACAAACTCATCAGCCGTTACAGAACAACGGAGCCGTTTACCGAAACTACGAGTGGGCAGGCTCTTGTGCTCTCTGTTATTGAGAACGTGGATCAAATCTACTCTCTTGATATTTCGGGAGCTCAGGCGGTAGATACCTCAGCTGAAACTTCTGACAGTACGGATGTGAAAATCACTATTTGGGGAAATACTTACAAGAAGCCGGAGTTTGTCAAGGAATTCAATAAAATAACAGGCAAAAATCTAGCTTCAACTATTGCAGATGACAAGCTGATTGCCGCCGTGAACAGGCTGAATGACTTTGACGAAGCGAAATTGAAATCCGCAGTTGAATCTCATAAATCAGAATAAGCCATGAAGACAATACAGCAAGCTCTCGTAGACGAAATACACTATCCGATTTCTATCGGTTTTGTAGAGAATGTGATGATTAAACGTAATCTCAATGGTGATGATGAGTTTGGTTATGATATAGATCATTCTAACGAATACCAGGGAGCTTTAGCTGATTGTCTTTGGTCTTTGGTCCAGGCTATCAATTTCTCTGAAGCAGACAAGTCCTTCGGGGCTTTATCTGATAAAGATAAAGAACGGATACTTTTACGTGTTAACTCCATTTACAAGACTATTGGTGAACCTTTAGTAGAACTGGAGGCAAAACCAACGGTATATGTAGGTGATTGTTTGTTGTAGTATGGCTGTTTTGAGTAGAAATCCACATCGTTTGCAATACCTTGTATCTGCTTCAGGATACGAGGATGAAAACGGAGATTACCATTCAGGTGAAGAACATTGGGAAGGTGAAATTCCCTGTGATGCTGTTCCTGCCGGTGAATCGGATGAAAGGGAATTTGAAGATGGCATAATACGTAAATACTCTTATGAGGTTTGTAATATACCAGCAAACTGCCGTGCTTTTACAATAGGAGATAGAGTCAAGATAAGTCTGCTCGGAGGAATAGAAAGAGAATTTGAAGTGAAAGGTTTTCATCGTTACCAGCTTCAGTGCAAAATTTGGGTTTAGGATATGGGTATAAGAATGGCTACCAAACTTGATGAAATTCATAATACACTTATGAGGGAGGCACAACGGGTTGAAAGGCTAACAATACGCGCTTTGTCGTATCTTGGAGAACAATGTGTTATCAGGGTACGTGATAGAGGTGGTGATAAAAGTTGGTATGATCAGTCTGGTAATTTGCGTAGCTCAGTTGGCTATGTAATAGCCCATAATGGCAGTATTATCCAATACTCGGACTTTAATCAGGTGAAGCAGGGTTCACAAGGTGTAAAAGTCGGCAAAGACTTAGCAGAAGAACTGGCTAGAAGATATTCCAATGACTATGCTCTTGTTATTGTTGCCGGAATGAATTATGCTGAATATGTGGAAGCGATGGATAACAAGGATGTGCTTGCGTCAACGGAGCTATGGGCAATAGACCAAGTACCCAAGATGCTTGAAAAATTAAAGATACAGATTGCTAAATGATGAAATCGGACATTGAAATATCAAAATTTGTATATCACAAGATTAAAGGATCAATCCTTGAAAGAAGTGTAACCGGAAAATTGAGTGATAGGGGTAGACCAGATAAATCGGACAAGGAGGATATTGTCATATCTGTACTTGCCAATGAGGGATGCGGTCAGATCCAGCGAGCTTATGTGAATGTCAATGTTTATGTTAGGGACCAATGGAATTCTAGAACAAAAGCATGGGAAAAGCATACACTCCGTATAGGGGAATTGTGTGACTTGTGTAAGTTTCTCTTTTATATACGTAAAGAAGAGTTTCATACAGTTCCTAAAGAATGTAGTCAAAAAGTCATGTCTACCGATGTTTCTTTTGAGGATGGACACACGGAACATTTCATCAACAACAAGCTGTATATTGAGATAAATAACGAATAAGTATTAACTATATTAAGCAATATAGAACTATGGCAGTAATCGGATGGGGTAAGCCCCGTATTTTTATTAAAGACCTTGATGCAGTATCACCTGCATGGGAAGAATTGCCTACTCCGGTAGAGGATTCCACACAGTTGACAACGACAAAAGGTGACAAGAAAGAAGCAAAGATTGAAGGAGGAGAGAACGAGGATGTAAAGTATGGAAAAAACACCTATGCTCTTACTTTCAATATTCGTGCTGCAAAAGGGCGTAAGCGTCCTATAAGTGATAGTGATGGAGTGGTAGCACATAATTATGCTGTTGCTTTACAGCCTGAAGATCCTGATGTTCAGGGATTCTGTATGGAAAAAAATACCGTTTCTGTTGAGGATTCATTTACAGCGGCAGATGGTGGTATTTGGGCGTATACCTTTGATGCTTTGAAGCCGGGTTCGGACAAAAAACAGATTCAATGGGGTAAGATTATAACAACGCCTACTTCTGGTAAGCCGACTAAGGTTGAATGTGACCCAGAAGATGAATCTGGAGATAAATTTGAAGTTGCTCCTAATCCTAGTGTAGGTGGATAGTTTTTCAGGATGATAGCCTGCCGTGGGGGCTTTATACCCACGTGTATTGCGGAAATGGTGTAATGGATGCACGTATGTCTACCAGGCATTAGGTTACAGTTCGAATCTGTGTTTCCGCTCGATTTTGAAAATTTGGTTTGTTATTCATATGTCTTTTCATGCCGGTTGTCTGTGAAGATATCCGGCATTAATTAAAAAAACAAGAACCGTTATGTTAGAAGATGGGAAACTTATAGACATGGACATTGCGGATACTATAATTGAACGTCCGCATGGTTTTAAAGTAAATCAACGTCAGTTTTATCTATATCCGGTTACTCTTGGAAAAACATACCTAATATCAAGGCTTGTGGAGTGTCTTGGCATAAATCTGGAAATTATCAAGGCTAATCCGTATATGGAAGCGTTGAGAATATGTCAGGAAAAAAAAGAAAGCGTGTGCCGTATTTTGTCCTATCATACCATCAATAAGAAAGAAGAATTGTTTGATTATGATTTTGTACAAGAAAGATGTAATTTCTTCTATAAAGAAATAGATAATGACAGTATGGCACAACTATTGGTTATGGTATTGTCAGAAGGAGACATATCAGCATATATAAAACACCTTGGAATAGATAAGGAAAAAGAATGGCAAGCAAAAGCCATGAGAGCCAAGAAGGATAATAATTCTCTTACATTTGGCGGCAAAAGCATATATGGCACATTGATAGATACAGCTTGTCAACGGTACGGATGGACTTTTGAATATGTTGTTTGGGGTATTAGCTATGCCAATTTACAATTGCTCCTTGCCGATTCCGTAACGTCCATATATTTGTCTGACGAGGAACGTAAGCGAGTTAACATACCTCAAGACCGTGATATCATCAATGCCGATGACCCTGCAAATATGGCAAAAATCAAAGCCATGAAATGGGATTGAATACGACAAATAGAACAGTGCGACAAATAAAAGGCAAAAAAATCACGAGGGTTATACAAAAATTCTCGCGATTTATCGGCGAAATAGAACAATGCCATAGTTTAAAACTATGACCATGTGTATTTATTTTATATTTCGATTTTATCGAAACTATCTATAGAACCATTGGCAGAGAAATGCAATTCCCAGCATATCACCTCATTGTAGTTTGTTGACCAACCTCCAATACTAGGAACTTGAATTGAGTTGTTTCTTAGAACTTGATGATACATTTTATTTCCGATATAGATATAGAAAAAATTTAAAGGATATTTTGCGGCACTACCTTTTGTTGCTGATTTTACCCCAGCATTAAAGGAATTAAATGTTCTTGTGACATTCCCAAAGTAAGAAGAATATGATGTAATGGATTTACCTGCCAACGTGTTGCTTTTTGATACTATGGCTTCATTTGACTTTGTAAAAGTCATGTCTTTGCTATTAGTTTTTCCATACAGGTCGGTATATGAAACTTGCACCTTCATCTCTGTCTTAGATATGTTTTTAATAGTATAGACTGTTTTTCTATTAAAGTAATTATTTGAACATGTAACCTCGTTTTCTGTTTGTTTATAGTCTCCACTGTCAATAAATTCATCTGCTATATATGCGGAATAAAATTCACCTTCTCCAAATGAAACAAAATAATTTCCACTTTCCCAAGTTCCAACAATGGAAGATAAAGGCGGATTTCCATTTCCTGTCTCTCCATCTTTTTGTATTTCATTGTCATCTGAACAAGCTGTTAAAAAAAACATAGGCAACATTGCCATAAAAAATAAAATTCTTTTCATAATGTACGCTTTAAATAATTATTTTCCCATTGCTAATTTTAATGCTTCTTCAAGTCTGTCTGCATATTTGAATATATCATCCATGTTGTCAATCTGAATCCATTCACAACTCTTATATTGGTCTGCCGGTATTCCTATTTGCTTTTTTCTTGCTCCGATAGAAACACGGCATATCCAGAACCATTGGCTGTTATCGATATTTACAACGAAGTAACTTTTATAGTCTTTATAGGTTATGCGTGACACATCCACGCTTTTTCTTAAAATGCTTCTTACGATGTTGTAGGCATCTAATTCCTCTTGTGTTGTTACGACACCGGATTCTTTATCCATATATACAACTCCGTCCGGGAGTTTCTCTTCTGTATCTTCTGTGGAAGTATTTATGGATGTATTGTCTATCGTTTGGAGTGAGTCAGATGTTTGCTCGCTGTTTTTTATAGCTGTATTTAGTCTATCTGAAATAATATCATTAATAACAGATGTGATGGATTTCTTTACGAGTGGTGTAAACATATCTATCACCTTCGATGTGATTTGACCTGAAGTATAGGCTTGACGTGCGAAGAATCGAACAAATTCTGCTGTAGGTGATGCAAATTCGTTATTCAATATTGATTTTATTTCTGTCGTGTATTTCAATTCGTTTGCCGTACTTAGAACATCCTCTTCATTGTAATATGACTTATGGAATTTCTTTAGTTGCTCTATATCCGCATCTGATAAATCAAGCATGTTCACGACAAGAAACGGTTTCTCATCCATTATGTTTATTTTCTCCAAGTCGGTGTAAAATCTATATTCTATCCCATTGGTAAGCACACCAAAACGCGCTTTTGACGCTACAAAATATTTTTGTAGTTGGGTGTCATGCAGGTTTAGGTCTTGCTTGCAGTGTTTGCATTCTATAAGAAGTATAGGATTTTCATCCTTCATTATGGCATAATCGATTTTTTCTCCTTTTTTCTTTATTAAGTCACAATCCATTTCAGGCACGACCTCAAAAGGGTTAAAAACATCGTATCCTAAGGCTGCAATCATTGGCATTATAAATGCGTTTTTTGTAGCTTCTTCTGTAGCTATCTTGTCTTTTTGTTTTTTTATATTATCAGATAGCTGTACAACTTGATCTTTAAAATCCATTGCTCTGCTTTTTACTTTTTAATATTATACAAATGTAATTTATATAATAATATAAACAAAATTAAAGATGGGAAAAATAAACCGTTGAATATATTTTGTATGTTTTATGGCTCTAACTATGTCATTTTATTGTTATATTTGCAATGCCGTGTGATGTTGCACGGAACTATTTCTATCGAAAAGACCTATGGCTGGAATACATTTTGACATTACAGGTGATAATTCTAATTTCTTACGTAGACTTCGTGAAGTAGAGAATGGTGTAAAAAACACGTCCAAGCAAATAGAGCAAAGCGGTTTAGGTATTGAAGAACTGTTTAACCGTATGACTAGAGCTGCCGCAGCATTCGGAGCTGGTTTTACTGCAAAAGAATTAATTTCAAATATTGCACAAGTCCGAGGAGAATTCCAACAATTGGAAGTTGCATTTAAGACAATGCTTGGCAGTGAGGATAAGGCGAATGCCCTCATGCAGCAATTGGTAAAAACGGCTGCTACCACTCCTTTTGACCTTCAAGGCGTAGCAAATGGAGCTAAACAACTTCTTGCTTATGGAGAAAATGTTGAAAACGTAAATGACGACTTGATACGTCTTGGAAACATAGCCGCCGGCCTTTCTCAGCCACTTGGTGATATTGTGTATTTGTATGGTACTACCATGACGCAAGGACGGTTATATACCGCAGATTTAAATCAGTTTACAGGTCGTGGTATTCCTATGATTCGCGAATTGGCAAAAGTATTCGGAGTAGCAGAAGGAGAAGTAAAAAGTTTAGTTGAAGCAGGGAAAGTGGGATTCCCGGAAGTCCAGAAAGTCATCCAAAACCTTACAAATGAGGGAGGAATGTTCTACAACCTTATGCAAGAACAGTCCAAGACAATCACTGGGCAAATTTCTAATATAGAGGATGCTGTTTCCACCATGTTCAATGAGATAGGGAAAGCCAATGAAGGAATTATAAACGAAGCTCTGTCCGGTGTTTCTTATTTGGTTGAGAATTATGAGAAAGTGGGAAAAGTTCTTGTTGGTCTTGTAGCAACTTATGGCGTATATAAAGTGGCTGTGATGACAGTCACGGCTTTGCAAGCTTTACAAGCTTCAGGTATTGCCGCTCTAACTATTGCCGAACGTGCCCACTACGGATGGCTGGTTTTGCAAACAACGGCACAAAAAGCGTTGAACGCTGTCATGCTTACTAATCCGTATGTGTTATTGGCAACTGCTGTTGTAGGGCTTGGAGCTGCAATGTGGTCGTTATCCGATAATACAACGTCAGCAGAACGTGCTTTAGATTCATATAACAAGAAAATAGAAAAACTCAACACGGACGAGGAAGATCGGAAACGTACTTTGGAAGGTCTTGTTAGCACCATTAATAGCGAGGTGGAAGCCGATGTTACTAAACTCAAAGCTTTAAAAGATATTGAGGAACTATACCCAGCACTCTTTAGGAAATATGTTGATGAGAAAGGTCATATACATGACTTGACTGGGTTTTGGAAGGCATATAATGAAGAGGTTTCAAAATCCAGAACACAGTCAAAACAGGCTATAGTCGAATCTTTGGAACAACAAATAAAAAGTGCGGAATGGGCTTATAATTTAGCTAAGAAGGAGAACAACCGTTCCGAAATGAAGGTTCAGGCACAGCGTATCGAAGACCTGAAAAATGAATTGGCAAACGCAAGAAAGGATGTCTTGTCGGAAATCAATGCCCAATTGGAAGTAGAGAACAGACAGGAAACAAAAGAAACTACATATCAGGAAGATTTGGCAAATGCTAAAGCCGAATGGGAAAAAGCGAAAAAAGGGTATGAGTCATTAATCAAAGATCAGACGGCTACATCGAAACAGGTGAAAGAAGCCAAAGATAAGATGGAGGCATCCGAAAAGGCATACAAGGAGCTGGGCGGAGTAACTGGAAGCGAATTAACCAGACAGGAAAATCTAGCAAAAAAGCAAAAGGAAAACCAAGAAAAGCTGGATGGGCAACTTCTTTCACTTCGCCGTCAGAATCAGCAAGATGAAATCAACCTGATGAAAGAAGGCACGGAAAAGAAGTTGGAACAGATTGACTTTGATTATCAAAAACAGCTTGATGCGATAAGAAAACAGGAGGAAGAATGGAGCAAAGCCGGTAATGGCAAGTTGACCGACAAGCAGGTACGGGAAATCTCGGAAGCTTATGCCAATGCCGAAAGCATGAGGGATAAAGATATTACTAATGTAACCAAGGAGCAACTTAAAGCCGAACAACAGGCTTTGAACGATTACTTGAAAGAATATGGCACGTTTCAGCAACAGAAATTGGCTATCGCCCAAGAGTATTCGGAAAAAATAAGGAAAGCGCAGGAAGAAAGCGGTGCTAATAGTGCACAAGTAAAGTTGCTGGAGAAACAACGTGATGTTGCCATACAGAACAAGGAAACGGAAGCCATAAAAGCCAATATAGATTGGGTTACTGTGTTTGGTGAGTTTGGTTCCATGTTTTCCGACATGGTAAAGCCTGCCTTGGACGAAGCTAAAAAGTACATCCAAACCGACAAGTTCAAAAACTCCGATCAGGCAAGTCAGAAATCATTGATTGACGCCATCAGTCAGATGGAAAAGTCTTTGGGTGGTACAAGTGGAGTCAACTTCAAGAAACTTGGAGAGGATGTAAAAGCCTATCATACAGCCGAACAAAACCGTATCAATGCCATAGAGATTGAAACAGCCGCTTTGGAAAAACTAAAGAAATCACAGGATGATTACGCCAAAGCACAGAAGAGTGGAACAGAAGAAGAAAAGCAGGTTACAGCGAATGCCCTTGATATAGCACGACAGAATGCTGACATTGCATCCGCCAATGTAAAGACACAGACGGATATCGCCAATCAGGCCCAGCGTAATGTGACTGATACCGCCACCAGACTGAAAGCAAGTATGGAAAATTTGTTGGGAGGCTTGCAGCAGATTTCATCCGGAGGGTTGTATAACGCATATAGTGGAATTATCAAAACCGTGAACGGATTCAAGGACGTCATAGGTAAGACATCGGAATCGCTTCAAGAAGTTCCCATTGTCGGATGGATTTTGTCTATTATTGACGTACTCAAAGACGGATTGAGTGATCTTGTCGGTGGTCTGCTTGATGCTGTTCTAAATGCGGTCAGTGGGATTATCAGTGATGTTTTGTCTGGAGACTTGTTTGTTACAATTGGGAATTCATTGAAAAATGGAATAGGTAATATCCTTAATGCGATTTCTTTCGGTGGTTTTAATTCTTTGTTTGGTATTGGCGGTAATAAAAAAGAGGTCGAGGAAGCTATCAACAGATTGACAGACCGTAACGAAACGTTACAAACTGCCATTGAAGACTTGACTGACGAAATGAAGGCAAGCAAGGGAACGCAGTCTGTTGCCGCATACCGGGATGCTTATAAGTATCAAAAAGAAACTATTGATAATTATAAGCGTATAGCGCAGGAACAAGCACGTTATTCTGGTTCTCATCATAGTTGGAATTATTATTGGGGCGGTTTTTCTCAGGAACAGATAGACCGTCTGAGTGGAAAGATTGGTCGTGATTGGAATGGTGATATCTGGAATCTTACCCCAGAAGAAATGAAAATGCTCCGTGAGACAGTAGATATGTGGGAAACCATTCAGAATACCGGCAAAGGTGGATACGGTGATCGTCTGACTGATAAGTTGAATGACTATATTGATCAAGCTGGTACGTTGGAAGAACTGACGAATGAACTTTACGAGGGTCTGACTGGAATGTCATTTGATTCTATGTATGATAGTTTTGTAGACAATCTTATGGATATGAAATACGATGCGAAGGCAGCATCGGAAGATATATCAGAATACTTTATGCGTGCCATGCTTTCCAATAAGATTGGTGAGTTATACAGTGAAAAGTTGGAGGAATGGTGGAAAAAGTTTGGTGCCAGCATGGAGGATAACGAGCTGACCGAAGAGGAAAGGAAAGCCTTGCAAGATGAATATATGAAGTATGTGGATGAAGCCATGAAACTGCGTGATGAGCTTGCTGCCGCAACCGGATATGACAAGATTTCACAGGAATCCTATTCCCAATCTTCTTCATCAAGAGGGTTTGGCACTGAAATGACACATGAAGATGCAGGAGAACTAAGCGGTAGGTTTACAGCATTGCAGGTTTCAAATGAGGAAATAAAGAGCCAGATGATAAATGTTGTTGTCGGCATAGGATCTTTGGTTTCTATTTCAACGGAGGGCAATGCTACGTTGGGTAACATCTTGAATCAGCATGTGATTACTAACGGTTATTTGGAAGATATCGTAAAATACACAAAGCCTATCCTTGAATTAGGATCGAAATTAGATAAGATAGTAGATAATACTAAAAATATGTAACATGGAAGGAGAATTTTATATAAATGATAAGGATGCTTATACCACATGGGGAATAAGTATGGATACCTCTTCTTTATCGGCGTTAATGACACCACCGCCGATGAAAGAGTTTATAGAAAACAAGTCACGTCTGGAAAACGGCAAGCGAGTTATAACTTCAGATTCCAAGATTGACGAAAGGAATATTACACTTACATTTAATCTTACGGCTAAAAGCGAAGATCAGTTTTTTGTTAGATATAATTCTTTTTGTGAAGAACTCGCCACTGGGGTATTACATATCAGAAGCAAATATCAGCCAAATGTTGTGTATAAGACTATTTATTTGTCATGTAACCAATTTACACAGTTTATGAGGGGAATCGCTAGTTTTTCCTTGAAATTAGTGGAACCTAATCCTGCGGATAGGACAACATGATTTTTTCTTTGAATATAATTGCTATCATGTGATTTATTTGTATATTTGCTACATAACATTGTATGAAGCTATACAATACTCGTATGGGACTAATAGACATTAAAAACATATCAGGAGATATTCGTTTCTCCACAGACTTCAACGTTGGTTCGATAGGTCGTTATTCATTGGGTAAGGAGGATTACATTACTCTTCCTTTTAACGTCCTAACTCCTATTAATTTTAAGATGGGTGATTATGTGGACTTGTCGGGGATATTAGATGAATCCCTAGGTGGTAAATTCGCAAAGATATATGAAGTTGTAGATTTGCCGACACCTACTTATGACCAGTCTACGGGCGGCTATAATTACGAGTTGCGTCTTGATGCTTACTATTGGAAATGGAAAAATAAGAAATTCAAGTACATGCCGGAGGTGGCAGGCCAGGAAGCGTCTTGGAACCTTACTGCCTCATTGGATATGCAATTAGGTGTGTTCCTCCGAAACTTACAAGCTCTTGGTTACAAATACAGGGGTAATGATTTCGATTTTTCTATAGATTCGTCAGTAGAGGATTCAGCTAAGTTGATGTCTTATGAGAATACCAATCTGCTGGATGCTCTTACTAACATGGCAGAAACGTGGAATTGTGAGTGGTGGGTAGAAGATAATATTATCCGATTTGGACGTTGTGAGAATGGAGATGCTGTTAGGATAGAGCTGGGTGTGGAAGCCCAAGAAATGCCGCGCAGTGAAAGCCAGGGAACCTATGCTACACGTGTGTATGCTTTTGGATCAACAAGAAACATTCCTTCCAACTATCGGCCTGTTGATGAAACAGTAGTGGTAAATGGTATTGTTCAAAAGCGGTTGATGTTACCAGAAGGAACACCGTATATTGATGCTTATCGGTATAAGGATGGTAAAAGGGTATATATTGGTGAAGAAGGTTATGATATAGGTACGGAAATGCCGCAGGAGGAAGCTATTGAAGATATTATATTCCTTGATGAAGTCTATCCACGTACTGAATGTGTTGTTGGTACGGTTGGCAGTTATACGTCTACGATAGAAGATGAAGAAACACAAGAAACAGTAACCCAGACATTTTATTATGTAACCGATACTAGTGGGCTTGTCTTTGATAAAAGTTATATTATTGATGGAGAAGAACTTAGGTTGGTATTCCAGTCTGGTTTACTTAATGGTATGGATTTCGGTGTAACATTTCATAAGGCTGGCACAAGTTTAGGAAGCGTAACACTTGAAAGTGATGTCTATGAAATTGTTGCCAATGATAATTATGGAAGGACATTGCCCGATGAAACATTAAAACCTACTACAGGAGATAAATTCATTCTTTACGGCTGGGATAGTACGAAGATAACGGACCTTGGCCTCGTATCAAATGCCGAGCAAGAATTAAGAGATAAAACGGTGGATTGTGTAAAAAAGATGATGGTCGATGATGGTACATACAATACTACCCTTGCATCATCATGGGTAAAAGAAAACATGATCAGCCGGACATTTGACATTGGCCAAAGAATAGAGCTTGTCAATAAATCTTTTTTTGAGACTAGTCGGATATCTAGAGTTATAGGTCTTGAAATAAAGCTTGATTTACCTTACGATGCTCCTGTATATACAATCGGTGAAAGCACAGCATATTCCCGAATTGGGGAGCTTGAAAATAAAGTTGACAATCTTACTTATAAAGGTCAGACGTACACTAGTGGAGGTAGAAAAGGGGTTTATATAATCCGTACAAATGATTCGACTGCTCCTAGCAATAGTAATGTGTTCTCTGCTTTACGCTCATTAGCAATGTTCCTCCGCAAAGATATCGCCGACACAGCCAATGAGCTGATCACTTTTTTGAAAGGTATCGTTGTCAAGTCGTATCTTAAGATAGGTGAGTTCATAACCGGCGTTTCGGGCGGATACATAGACGAAAAGGGCAATCTTGAAATGGAAAGCGGTGTATTTCGTAAGCGTTTGTTTGTTCCTGAAATAGCCTATAACCGTACAACCTATTTCAAAGGACGTATGGTAAACTCCCCCGGTGGCGGTTGTAGCGTATTGTCATACGTGGATAACGGCGATGGAACCTACACCATCACTCCCGATCTGACGGACGCGGACGGATTGAGCCAGTTTGTTGATGATATCCTTACCACCTATTTTGTGACTAAGAATAGCGAAGGCAAGCTGAATGGCTTTGAAGAGATGAAATTCCGGGTGACTGCCGCAGATTATACCGCCAAGAAGTTTACTGTCATTCCCCGTCCGGGACATTCTGACTGGAAACCTGCCGAGCAGATGGTATTGGCACAAACAGGTAACTTTACGGATCCGGAACGTCAGACTTATATACTTATTGATTCAGTCAACGGAAACAACTGTATTACATTCTTTGACAATGCCAACACTTGGGACCCGGAACCGGCGCAGATGCCTGCGTGGTTCGGGAAGAAAAAGGGCATGACCGTTAACGGAATTGATTGCGAGAAATATTCAGCCGTGTTGCAACAGGTCCTCTTGACCGGGCTTATCTTCCAGATAGATGAGATAACGGGGAACAAGGTTCGTGTACCCTTGGACAAAGGTGAATGGGTTGCAGGTAAGTACGCCTACTATGACCGGGTGTCACATAACGGGGCTTTGTGGTTGTGTGTTGATGATAACGGAACGACAACCGAACCTTCAGAAGGTAATCCGGCGTGGTTGAAACAAGTGGCTGAAGGAGCGGACGGAGCGACAGGTCCGCAAGGTGTTCCCGGAACGCCGGGAAAGGACGGTGTTACTTACTATACATGGATAAGATACGCCGACAACGCACAAGGCGGAGGTATCAGCAATAATCCTACAGGGAAAGCGTATATCGGATTCGCCTACAACAAGACGAGTGCGGTGGAGAGCAACACCCCTTCCGACTACACATGGAGTGAGATAAAGGGTGAGCAGGGTGTTCCCGGTGCACCCGGAGCGGATGGAAAGACCTATTACACATGGATAGCCTATTCGGACAATGCGGACGGTACGGGCATGTACCAGCAACCGAAGGATACTACAAAATATATAGGAATCGCAGTAAACAAGGAAACCGCCACAGAGAGCAGCAACCCTTCCGATTATACATGGTCGCTGTTCAAAGGTAAGGACGGTGCTGACGGTTTGTCTGTAATAGGTGGCGGTCATTGGGAATCCGCCAAAACCCCGTACAAAGCCAATACAATGGTCACTCTTGCCAACTGTGTCTTTTTATCCAAGGTGGAAACCTCCAATCCTCCCATCAGAATATTGCGTGTTAAAGGTGGTAATTTCCTAAGAAAGAAGGACGGTGGTTATTATCTTGCCGGAAAACCTGCCGACTGGGAGGTTAACGAAGACTGGGACATGCTTCTTGACGGGCGTGAACTGAAAGGCGAGAGCATCACTTTCCTTGGTGAATTTGCCACGGCTCCAGCCAACCCGAAAAACGGTGATTCATACCGTAACACAACTGACCGCGCCACCTACATCTATCAGGACGGAAGATGGCAGCTTATGATATCGGACGGGAAAGACGGTAAGGGCTATGAGTATATATACACAAGAGGCAATATCATAGATAACACCCCTGAAAAGCCGGACAGTCAGCAGAAAGATGGTTATGTTCCGGAAGGATGGACGGATAATTATCTTGGTACGGACATAGACCATCAGGTTGAATGGGGTTGTACACGTTTTAAGGAAAACGGCGTATGGTCTGAGTTCAGTGATCCTGCCGTGGTGCATCGCTGGAGTAAGGACGGAGAGAATGCCATCATGGCGGACTTCGATAACGAGATGGTCAATGCAGCCCTTACTTCAGACGGGAAGGTCGTGTCCTCACAGACTTGGAATACAACAGTCAGCATGTGGTACGGAACGGAAAAGCTCACCCTTGACAGCATCACCTGTACACCTGACACAAATCTACTGTGTGCGACAGACAAGAATACGGGAGTGGTGACAATATCGGTATCTGCCGGAGCTACTCTTGCTGCGACAAACACGGTGAAGATCACAATCAGGGCTACAAAGAACGGGCAGCAGTATTCCCGTGATCTTACGTTCACAGTAGCTGGTGTGCGTGGGGGAGCGAATGGTGCGGATGCCATTCTATACAGCATTGTCGTTTCCGCCAGCTCAGTAAGCAAGGACAAGAACGGGAACTACAGCGTGTCTTCCGTATCATGTTACAGGCAAAAGTCAGTGGGAGGCGTGATATCCACCACAACGGACGGTACATTGAAATACAGCATAGACGGTGGAGCAGAAACTACCATAAACAACAATACAGCCATATCAAGCGGAAACTTTACGAAGACATTGAAGTTTATCTTTTACGTGAATGACCAGATAGTGGATGTTGAAACCGTTCCCATGCTTTCTGACGGTAAGGACGGTGCTGACGGTGAGAGCATCACAGCAGCCGGTCATTGGGAATCCGCCAATACTCCGTATGCGAAAAACAGTACAGTATCGTTTGCCGGGGGATCTTACTTAAGCAAGGTTCAAACATCCAATCCGCCACTTCCGCTTCTTCGTGTGAGAGGTGGGCGTTATCTAAGGAAGAAGGATGGCGGTTACATACTTTCCGGGAAGAGATCGGACAAGGCTGTCAACTCCGACTGGCAGGAAATGACTTCCGGTGTCGAACCGTCCGCTTCGTACTGGCTTGACAGCCCGGTAAGCACGATAAACTTCACGTCAACAGGCACACCGTCACCGTCAGCGTTTGTCGTTACCATGAAACAGAATGTAGGCGGTAATGTGAGCGATACGAACAGGTTCTATCTTGTCGCACGCAAATATAACGGAAGCTGGCTGGCGCATGTAGGTGCTACCCTAAGCAATCAGATATCCGTACCTGCGACAGCCGGATACACCCAGTTTGCCGTCCGGGCTTATAAATCCGCGTCGGACGCAAACGCATGGAATAATAATTTTGTCGCTGAAAAAGGTGTGGGGGTTGCTAAAGACGGAGCCATAGGAGCGACAGGAGCAACAGGGGCGTTTCCCCGTGACAGAGGCGTATGGGCTTCCGGACAGACTTACGTCTGGAATGCGGATTACCGGGATAAGGTCATATATCTGATAGGGGGAGTTTATTATAATTTCCTTGTAAAAAATTACGGCGCTTCCGTTACCTCTGCACCCACATCAGCCAACGGGGATTCGAACTGGGAAGCCATGCAGAAGTTTGTGAATATCGCTACTGATACCCTTTTCGCCGATGGTGCGAATGTGGCTGGATTCATGTTCAAAAACAATGTGCTTAAATCCCACAACGATGAAGGTGAAACTCTTCTTATCAATGGCGTAACCGGGTATTTCAAATGTAAGAATGCAGAGATTACAGGAACAATCACAGCGGATAAAGGACGTATCGGCCCGTTCTCCATCGCTTCGGGAATATTGTCCTCAAAGATCCTTTATGAAAATGAAACAAATAAATACGTCGGTTTCAATTTGTCTGCCGGACAAATTGAGTTTTATAACGAAAGGACATTTGCAAACGTAAGAATCGGGGGAAACACGCAGTTTGTCACCATTGAAGGGATTAAGTATGATGCTGGAATTGACATACAGAGTCTAAATGCTATGATCGGAATGCACATCAAGACTCCGAGCATTCCTCTATTCGTGGAGGGTGGTAACATTTTCCTTCATCCGAACAATGACAGCTATGTATCCATCCGTGGCATAGTTGGCAACTGGAGGAATATCTCTGTCAAAGCTTCATTGAACAACAACGATGATAATGTGATGTTTATTAATAGAGACAATATAGAAGTGACACTTCCTCCGGATGTTCCGGGACATACCATATACTTCAAACGTATGAACGGCGGGGTAAGACTGACAGGCGGGCGCATCCTGCCTTCCGCCGGAGGACAGGAGGTGTCCTATATTGATTTGGATTATGCATCCGGCTTCATTAAGTGTATGGGTAATTACTGGGTTATGTTTTATTGCGGATAATTTAAATATAAAGTATGAGAATAAATTTTGCACAATTCCCTATTTATGATGGAATAAAAAAAGAAAAGCTTATAGCCAGTAACATCACTGAGGCCTTCGGTGACTGGATATATAAGAACGTAGCGGGCTTGAAGGCGCATCTCCTTGCGGAGAAAATCTTCAAGTCGACTGTAGATGGTGTGGAACTTGACGAAGAAGAGGTGGATATCATAAGACGTTCCACTCCCATGCTGTCCGGCTTGCTGGCCGATTCGTTGAATGATTTTTTGGATAAAAAAGAGAAGGAGGAACAACATGAAAATTGAGAATTTGGAACGCGCCAGCCGGATCAATGACGAACTGGCGAAACTGAAGCTGGCGAAGGAAACGTTGAATAACGGCGGCTATGTCCGTATCTACAGCAGCACCCGGTCAAGTGCCGGATGTGTGGAACTGGATATAGCGAACTTCAATGATGAGGTGAACACGTGTATAGACAACCATATTACAAAACTAGAATACGAAATAGAAACGCTATGATGAAAGAATTATGGCAATTAATCAAGATGCTGCTCTCAAGCAAGCCGGGTGATTTTGACACTCCTGAGCTGCTTGCCATGAAGCATTATCCTTTCAAGGGATACCGTTTCATGATGTGGTGCGGACGGATGATATACCGTGCCGAGAACAAGGAGAACATAGATAGGTATATGCAGACCTATGCGGGTAAGGAAAGCCTGACGCACGAAACCATACACCTGCGTCAGGCACAGGTTATCGGCTCATGGGTAAAATACTATTGGCGGTATTTTGTCGAGTGGATCAAGGGAAACCCTATCTGCCATCCTGCGAGTTCGGCGTATTATACCATCTCATACGAAATGGAGGCGTATGCCAACGAAGACAATCCGGATTACCCCGTTAACTATGACAGGAACAATCTTTCCCGGTATAAAATAAAAGGCGGCAGAAAGAAGATGTACAAGTCGGTTGGCGGCACTTCAAAAGTGTGGAAAAATTATATTAGAACTTTATAAAAATTAGGATATTATGAGTGATTTGAATTTAGACAATATTGTTGGTTTTAAGGCTGTTGATAAAGACGGTAACGAACAGAATGTAACAGTGGATGAGATGGTGGACATGGTTTCCACAAGAATGGTTATGGCTTTGTCAGAAACTTCAACATTTGCTGCCGTTGCTGCAACAGGAAATGACGTGTATGAAAATGAACTTCCGACTGTGACAGATGCCGCAAATGTAAGGGTTTTACAAAGTAGCGGAGATGCGGCAAAAATGACGATGCAGTCACTTGCATCAAAACTGGGGGGACTTCTGCCGATTGCTAACGCCGGAAAAGATGGATTAATGCCTTATT